CTATTCATCATCAGACACGACCTATACGGGCGCAAGCACGGAACTAGAAACTAGAAACAACCCAATGTTGGAAAATTTGGAGGAAGATTAAACATGACCAACTTATACAGCCAGAGCTTCAAAATTGACAAATCCAACCACTCAAAAGTTTTCCTGTCAACCATCCAATATATGAGCCCTGCGGATGAGTCTATACCATTTGGTGGATTCAATGCCTGTGCCTATTCCACCTTATGCAAGGGGCCTTGCCTAGGTAAAACGTCTGGCAGAATGGTCACGGACCCAGCTAAAAAGGCAAGGATAAAACGCACCTTGCTGTTCAAGTGGGACAAAAGCCTATGGCACACAACTAAGAAAAGAGACTGATGCACATATCCGCAAGGCCAAAAAGTTAGACCGTATACCAGCGGGAAGGTTGAACGGATGCACAGATATCTTGTGGGAAAATGTCCGATTTGATGGACTAAACATGATGGAACGCTACCCAGAAATGGTGTGGTACGACTACACAAAATGGCCACTGGAAAAGAGACCATCGACGCCTAATTACCATCTCACGTTTAGCCGTAGTGAAGAGACTACGCTTGAACAGATTCAATATAGCTTAGATGGTGGCCGCAACGTAGCAGTGGTATTTGACCGGGTGCCGACAGAATGGGAAGGGTGGACGGTCATTGATGGCGATGCCGATGATATGCGATGGCTTGACCCTGTGGGCGTGATAGTGGGACTCAAAGCCAAAGGCGCAGCCAGGAAGGATATCACGGGATTTGTGGTAAGGCTAGCCACAAAAATAGTAGATGGCAAAATAGTCAAGCTGTAAAAAAAAAGGGGGGGAACGAGATGCTAATCAAAACGAATGAATTGATGACCCGAACTGAGATTAAAGAAGAGGCCCAGCGCAAGTAAGAGGAGAGACCGAGATGAACGAAGCCAGGGTAGCCAACTATATGAAAATGCTGAATGAGATAACCGACCAACGGCCCCTTGATTATGAAAACGGGGAAATCTCCTGGCTGATGCCTAACGATGCCGGTGGATACGGGATGGCAGAATACGGGCCTTACCTCAGTAACCGGGTCAAGGCTATGGTGGCTGGGTTTGAGTCCGAAGCAGCATGGCGGCACCATAACGAGATTGCTTGGAGGAACGCACAGGGAGGCAAGAGGGGACGCCCGATAACCCCGAAGGGATTGGCAAGGCGCTCCCGCAGATAGAGCGGGCCAAACCCAACCAGCCCAGCCCCGGCTTACGCCGGGGCTTTTTTATTGTCTACAATCCCAGCGCCTTGACCGATTTCACGGTGGAAGACTTCCCCCAGACGGTGCTGGTGGAGGTGGTCACCAGGTCGCTCAACCCCACCTTGCCTTGCTCGAAAGCGGCGAAGGTCTTGGCCCCCATCATGCTCTCCTGGGTGGACTTGCTCTGGCTGTTGAACCAGTCCTGGCCGCTGGGAGGACGGGCTTCTTCGGGGATGTCCAGCCCCAAGTCTTGATACGTCAAGGTCTCCGGCACCATCGTGCAGCGGCAGTTGGGGTGAGCGTCCAGCGGTTCGTTGGTCTCGTAGAGTGTGCCATCCAGGGCGATGCAGGCCATGCAGGTCAACGCGTCCTTGGCAGCCAGGCGGCGGTAGCCCTTCACCACGTTGGAGTTGGCTGCGTAGTTCAACCGGGTGGCTTCCCGGTGCGCCCGGTTGACCTCCGTCCGGCTGATAGTCAATGCTCTGGTAAGTGGCATCCCTGCCGCTTGCCGGACTACGTTGGCGACCTGCCGTGGGCTTTGGCCGGTGGCGATTCCCGTTCTGATGCCAGCCTTCACATCGGCGGCGGCTTGCTCCCCTAGTTCTGCCAGGAGGTTGCCGATGGGCTTACCGTCCCCACTAATCCCCACGAAGGCCTCGAACGCCTCCGCGGGAAGCCGATTCCAGCCCAGGCCGATGTTTGCCAGGTTATCCAACGTAATACCCGTTGGAAGCCCCGCATTCGCTACGAGAGGCGCACCCTGGACGGACAATCCCACAGCCGCCCGTTGTCCCTCGGTCACCGCAGCCCCAGCCACCCGGCTGAACTGGTTGACGTTAGTGACTAGCTGGGTTTCCAATTCGGTCAGCCGGGTCATCTTGTTGACTTCCCACACCTTAAGATTGCGCTGCTGGCCGATGCTCACAACCCTGGCTGCTTCGCCCTGTAATTCCGTATAGACCGCCGCGTATTCGTTGATGATACGGGCGGCTGTAGCCTGGTCGAGCGCAGCGACTCGACGGGCCAATTCCTCCACGGCCTTCTGGGCTTCGGATGGCGGCATCGCTAATCCTTGCCACCGGCCCGAATCCAGTCCTCGAATTCCTCCCGAAGACAAACGAAGCGCCAACCAAGGCGGCGGCATCCTGGCAGCTTATTAGCACGAGCCAGCTTGTACAGAAAGCTGGCAGACAGACCATAACCGGCTGCGAGTTCAGTGATGGTCATACCCCTCTTTCCAGGGGCGGGTTCGTCCTTGCGGGGCAGCGGTTCCGGCTCTGAGTTTATCCGCGCTATAAAGTCGGACACATAGCCGCTGATGCCGCAGCCTCCAAAGCAGCGCCAACGCTGCCGCCCTGGAAATACGAAAAATGAAGGCGTCCTCTCGGCGTGGAAAGGGCAGACTCCGACGTAGTTGTCCCCAGAACGGCGCAGGGCAACGTGCTGAGCCACCACCCCCACGATGTCAGGCTGTACGGCTACGCTCATCTCTTCTCCTTTGTCGAATGCTGGTCAGGTTGTAATCTCGTGGATGGGGCTGTAATGGTACGGACACACCGGACAATCCTTGACCGCCGCCGTAGGCTGAGTCATGCCCACCCCTTGCCAGGTGGGCCGCCGCTTGCCTGCATACGGTAGCGGATGGCCGAAGCATCTCTCCAGGAATTCCTCACGACGAATCCAACCCGCAAGCCTAATCTCTGGATGCTCGACGCTTATATAATTTGGGGAAACCGCCACGGCCAAGATGGCCCGCTTCGCCCGGAAAGACCCCTTAGTTGTGAAGAATAAATCGGCGTATGAATAACGGCTGAACTTCACATCTACGGTATGCCCATCAATGACCAAATCGTAGCCGTCGTCCGGCTCGTTTTCTAGGTGCGGGTATATATCTTCACCCCTGCGCTCGGCGAAATATTGAGCGACGGCAAACTCCCCGATTAGCCCGTCTATTTCGATTCGTAAAGCACTCTGTATCGCAAGTTTCTGGTTCATGCGCCCGGCTTGCCGGGCGCATCTTTGCCGGTGGGTGGCTATATCCTCAATGGCGGATAGGGATATATCCAGCATTAGGCGACGTTGCCGCTTACCGCCCGTAGTTATTACGTCAGCGGCGGCGTGGGAGGTCGCTGGGTCTATGTTTCTGGCTATCGCAGGCCATTTATCCATGTCGCTCCTAAATCGTCCCGGCCTGGAAGTTCCGCAGTATCTCAGCCCCGATGTTAGTCTCGGCTACCCGTTCCGCCTGGGCGTCCTCCACCATGCTGTCTATCTGGTGTTGGTTGTAACCCATCTCCCGCAGTATCTGCGCCTTGCTAACGCCCAGGTCGCGCTTCGTGACCAGGGATTGCAGGTGCATCAGTTCGTTGCGGGTCTCCGGGTCGTCCCAAGTCGTGCGGATAGACCCCTCGTCTATTTCCGGCTGGGCCTGTCCGAAGGCGGCCTGGATGCGGAGGGCCATCATAATGCAGTCTTCCCAGCTATTGCCGAAGTTGACCATACGCTGCTTGGCCTTATTGACCAGGCCGGACTCGGCGGTTTTCAACGCCTCTCCGCTTGGCACTCCACCCATAATCTGAAACAGGTGCTGAGGGGTTCGGGTAGTACCAGCGATGTGCTGTACGAGCGCCTCTATGGCCCGTAGAGGGCTGTCTACGTTGGCAGCCGACCATTGTCCCACTGAGCCGCCGTCGTACTCGCTGTGGAACTCTGTAACGCTGCCTGGGAGGATGTCCAACCGGCTGGCCCCGTGGTTCACATTTAAGGTATATCGCTGGGGGAAGGCCAGCGTGTCCAGAATCATGGTGAGGTCTATCAGGGACTTATTCAGCAGGTCTTGCATGGGGATGACGTTGATTATCTCGGACTGGCCGAAGTCGCCTCCTAATGGGCGGTTCTTGAAGTGGACAAGCGGCACCCCCAACGGCTGGCCGGTCTGGTCTAACCACAGCACCGGCCACATCTCGTCCATGTCGTCCTGGTGCTTGCGCCATACGCCACCCCTGGCGACGTACTTCTCCACCCGGTCTGGATAGTAAAGATTGAGGCGGGTCTCCGCTTCCTCCCCGATGCGAGACCGCTGTAACCATTTCTTGCTGGCCCAGTCTATCGTCCGGCTGGCCTCGTTGTAGTGCGGGACTATCATCTCGGCCATCTGGTGCGTCCACCGGGGCCGCTCGTTCACCTCGTCCCAATCGCACAGCATATAACTGTCGCCCAGCATGATAGTCTCGGCATGGATGACGTTCTGGGTGTAGTCCATGCGGTTGCGGTTCCACAAATCCCAGGCCCACTCGGCGACCGCTTCGTTCTCCGCCTCAAAGCCCAACACCGTCAGACGCTCTGAGAGGCTGTCTACGACCACGTTCATAAAGTTGTCACGGAAGACTAAGCGGGGCGGGAGAAACTTCTTCAGACGGTCTGTGAGAGCCGTGTCGTGGTCGCCTCCGTAGTACCGTCGGGCCAGTTCGTAATCACCCCGCCGGTCATCGGTCTGCTGCTGTATCCAGCGCATCATCGACTCAGCCACCGGGTCGAGTCCATTAGCCCTGATCATCACCATCTTGGACTCCTCTTTACCCCTTTTGACCTAAGAGAAACTCTTTGCACTAAGAGAAACTCTTTTGACCCTTTCGGGTCTCTTGGGACTCTTTCGGGTCTCTTGGGCCTCTTGGGAATCCTTTGGAACCTTTGGAACCCTTTGGAACCCTTGGGACTCTTTCGTCGAATCTACGCCCGATCCACGTCCCAATAAATCAGGTTGTCAGGATCTAACCCCAGCGGGTTATTGGTCGGGTCTATCCTCCTGGCTCCTACCAGTTGGTGTACCAGCGGCCCCGGTGACCGTCCACTTCGCAGCCGCATCATGGCCCCAGACAAGGCGTCTACCTGATCGTCGTGGCCTCCCAGTGGGAAGGCTTCGACCTCATCAAGAAACGCTCCCACCCAAGGGCCACGATGCAAGCGCACGTTCCCCACTTCCGCCTGGCTGCTTACCGGCCCCGCCCGCTCTACCTTGGAGCCGGTGGTACGCTGGCCCCGCACGGTAAAGTCTGCCAAGATTCTCGTGACATAGTGATGGATCGTATTCACCCCAGCCGCTCCCGGTTCTTGCTCGATCACGATCTGCGTCCCAGACCCGTCAATCATGGCGGTCTGGTGGATGCGAGCCTCGACCTCCGCAGGTGAGCCTCTCATGCGCTGGATGTCTACCAGATAGTACAGCCCGTCAGTCCCGTAATCCAGCCGGATCCCCACCGTGTAGTCTGGGTCGATGCCCGCCCGCAAAGGCGTAGCCGCCAAGTCCCAGAAACGCACGGAGCGGTTCATAGACACGGGGAGTTCGTCCACTATACCGAACCATTCCCG